AGACCCGTGAGGGTCTATTTTTACGAAGAAAACAACAATTAGTTGTTATCAACATTGACAAGAACCACACCTTGCCAAGCAGGTTGACTGCTTAGAGTAGTGCCAGTATTGTATGGTTGACCAAAATAATAACGGAATTTATTTAAATTCCAATCCCAAACAAACTTGTTAGAAATATGTTGAACATTAAATGCTTGTCTAATATTAGCCTGTCCTGCACTAACTGTTTGATCAGCACAACTGACGGTAACATTAGTAGCACTATTGACCACTGCAACAGTTACATTACCTGTAAGACCTGTGTTTGTTAATTGATGTCCTACTACAGGAGTTTGATAACCAGTGACATTTGCAGCGATCCAAGTAATATAAGCACTAGTTCTGAAACCTGCACCAATATTTGCAACATTAGCTCCTTGAATTGTAGCAACATTACACAAAATTGTAGCTGTATTTGCAGCAGTTAGTTCAGTGCTTAGACGATTAACCAAAGTAACAACAGAGCCGTTGGCATCACTGGTGTTATTTACTCTGAATTCTTTAGTACCTTTTTGTACACGAATGTAACCTGTGTCAACTGCACTGGTTGTTTCACGAAGATATCTAATTCTAATTGTAGGCACAGTTTGATCATTATCACCACCTGTACCGCCAATATTTGTGCTGTTAATAGTAGTTGGGCTTACAAAGCTGTCTGTTACAATTGTGGCACCGGCTTCATAACCAGGAGCACCAGTTCTTGTGTGTTGTATTTTAAGTTTTGCCATTTCATTTATTCCTTTATATGGTTAGCGTTCTAGGCCGCCCGCGGTTGGCTCCGACAAGAGTTCATATGAACAAAGTATTTACCAATATCAAACAAAAAGGGCACCGAAGTGCCCAATTTGTTTCTTCCCATCCCGTTGAGAATTATTGGAATGATAGGTTAGCGACAGAAATTTCGCTAAGGTAATCACCAGCATTACCCAGAGACGATGCTGTGTTGGTCAACTCAACATATCCGTAACGAGTCATAAAGCTTACGACTGGTTCGAATGTTGCTGGGTCAAGAACAACCCCACTGCTCATCAATGGAATGTATGGGCAGTAGAATGCTGCGGCGTCAGCTTCGCTGCTACCTTTGTAACCAACTAGAACAGCGGTAGAATCGCTGGCATAGCTGTCAACATAGATACGCATTGCGCCATTCAATGTACCAACAAACTTGGTGTTTGTAGGAGCTTCGAATGTGCCTTCTGTAGTACGAGCAAACGCACTGGTTGTAGCGGACTGAAGAACAGTCAAGCTAGCTGGACTTACAACAGCCCAGTTACCAGCGCCACGGCGTGTACGCTGAGCAATCAAGTTAGCTGCACGGTTGATAAGAACAGCTAGAGCAGCGTGTTCGTCACCAACGAATGTAGCTGTACCAGAAACGGCAGCTTGATCGTAAGCGAAGTCTGTAGCAGCTAAACCACGCAGACTGCCAAGAATTTCTTGGTCAATTTCAACTGTGATTTCTTGTGCTAGAGCAGCCATGATTTCTGCTTCAACATCCAAGCCATGCATAGCTTGAGCGTCTTGAGCAGCTTCAAATGTCCAACGAGCAGACAGTTTGCGTGTCTTAGCTTCAACAACCTGTTTCAAAATTTGGACATTGATCTTACGACCTGGTTGACCTTCAAGTGTAGCAACGCTGTCAGCGCGGCCAGTTGTTAGGCTACCAGAGTAAGCTGTAGCAATTTTGAATGGGCTTAGAGCTTCGTCACCAGCTGTGGTGCTTGTGTCGAATGGACTTGGTGCTGTTACATTTGTAGTTTCAGCATAACGAACACGAAGTGTGTGGATCTGAGCAACAGGTCCAGTCATTGGCTGAACACCAACGATTTCGTTAGCAATAACAGTAGGCATTACACGACGGATAACTGGTAGAATAACACGGTTAAGTGTAGCTACATTACCTGCGCTGGTAGCACCTGCTGTGGCAGCTTCTGCCAAGTGCTTACGGGTGTTCTCAAGGATTACACCCATTGTGGTTCTACGAGAACCTTGTAGACCTTCTAACAGGGCTTCTTTTGTTTCGCCCCAACGGCCTTCTAATAGTGCTTGTGTCATTTTCTTTCTTTCCTTTTTAGGGTTTACTTAAGCCCTGCTAAACGCTTAATTTCAAAGACATTGTTATCATTGACTTCAGCGCTGACTTTAGCAGATTTATCTCCAGTTACTTCTTTACGACTTTCTACAACCATTTGTTTTTCAACTTTTGGCATAGAACCGTTGTTAAGTACGGCTGGAAGATACTTTTCATATGCAGATTGCAATTTTGCGGTCTGCACACTTTCTAACAAGTCACGCATTACTGCCTGCTTGTCTTTATTCAAAGGCTTCAACAGCTCATTAAGAGTTTGTTGACGCTCTTGACTTTCTTTAATAATACGAATTTCACGGTCTTTTGATTCAACCAGTTTAGTTGTTTGTTCAGCTTGAGCACGAGCCTCAGCAACAGCTTGTTTCTGAGTGTCGATTTCTTTGCGTAGTTTAGCAATTTCGCTGTTCTCATTTAAGTGAGTAATAGCAAATTCGCTGGCAAATGCTTCAAACAAACGACGACCAAAATTGTTCTCACGAGCAACTTGGATGTCTTCTTTTAGTTGAGTCAATTCTGACTCTAGTTTTTTAGCTACAGACTCTTTGACAAGAGCAGCAGACTTAGCAACAAATTGCTTTTGTAGTTCTTCTAGTTTGCCTTTTGCTTCAGCTACCAGTCGAACTTTTGTTTCTACTACATCTCGTTTGTCTTTTGCAAATTCCTTGATTTCTTCAGACAACGCTGTGATTACAAAGTTTTCAAGTTTAGCAACGCTTTGCTTGTGTGCTTTACGATCACCGCGCAGCTCTTTGATTTCTTCAGCTAGTTTAGAAACTAGGAATTGATCAAATTTGCCTGCACTTTCGCTCATACGCTTGTTAAAGCGTACACGGTCAGCAGCCAATTGAGCTTTTTCATCTGCAAATTCACGGATTTCTGCTTGGAGACTTTCTGTGACCATTTTGTCTAGAGCTTCGACCATTACACCTTTATCGTGTTCGTAGCGGCCAGCAAATTCTTCGCGAATTTCAGCGCGGATTTGCTCGCGTGCTTCATTTAACTTAGCTTCCCAAGCTTCGCTGATGGCTTGCTTGGTATCTTCGTTAATGATACCACTGTCTACTAATGGTTTGATAGCATCAAACATGGATCATTTCCCCTTATATTTTTAAGTCTTTGATGAAGCGTTTTACTTCTTCTTGCAAATACTTTTGGACTTTTTGATTAGCACCGGCATCTCTTGCCATATCGAGAACTCTGTGTCCATGACGCATGTTCATAAGCCCTTCGTAAACGGCTTTAGGATATGCGTTTGGTGCACTGGGTTGTGCTACTATGTCAACTGTGACTATTTCAAAGTCACTTACATGGCCCGAGCTTTCGTTCACGTTGCCGCTTCCTCTGCTGGACACTCCTAACTTCACTCCTGATTCCAACATTGTGGTTACAAGTTGGCCCATTGGAGTTGGAAGAACTTTTAATTTACCAAAACCATTTGGTCCATCCATCCACATGTCTGTGATCATATGGCACACACGGTCTAGGTTAATTTTTAAATCATCGGGATGGTCTAGTTCGCCTAAAACGCTATAACCTTCACGAATTTGTTTGTTAATATTGTTTACTGCGTCAGTGATTTCATCAACAGGGTAAACACGCTGGTTAGCGTTTTTTACCCCACCTTGAATGAAAATGCCTTTCATGTACAGGCTCTTGGGTTTTCCTTCACCATTAGACTCTGCCAGAACTTCCATTCTGGCATTATCAAATGACAAGTGTTCCTGTATTAAGCCGCGCATCCTATATTAACTTTCAATGCTTTTCTTGTTAATGCCGCCTTCTTCGCCTTTTTTGGCTGCAGGGGCTTTTTCAGTTTTAGCAGCATGGCCGCCTGGAACATTTTTGTTACCAGAGTTAATGGTGCCTTGACCTTTTGTGTAAGCATTACTTGGGTTTTTTGGACCTGTGGGCACTGCTTCGTCTGGGCTTCCGCCTACAACTTTGCCGCCCATGTCATTTTTGCCAGCAACTGGACTCTTACCATTTACGCTGACAGAACCGCCAGTGCCAACTTCCGCTGTTTCACTGTTGGTGCCAGGAAAACCGTTGTTGATTTTTTCAACATATTCGCGAATCCATTCAGCTTCGGTCATTTTACGAGCAGACTTAGATTCTTGAACACTTTCTTCGACATCTTCTTCGTCTTCAGCGTCTTCTTCTTCTTCGTCTTCAGCTTCCATCATGCCATAATGACCTTCAGGCATTTGTTCGTCGCCTTCATCACCCATGGCCATGTTGTCGCCCATGTCCATATCACCTTGGTCTGCTGCACCTTCTTCGCCAGCCATCAATGAGTCGAATTCAGCTTTAAGTTCATCTAAAGCGTCTTCAAGATCCATGACACGATCTTCTAATTCATCGTCGCCGCCCACATCATCGTGGTGATCTCCGCCCATGTCGTCCATGCCTTCTTCGTCGCCCATGTCGGCGTCCATTTCAGCATCGACTTCAATTTCTTCTTCACCTTCGGCTTCGCTCATGCCTTCTTCGTCACCAGTAATTTCGTCAACCATTTGTTCGACTTCGTTACCACCAACTTCGGCTAAATCCTCTTCGTCAATGATAGATTCATAAATTTCGCGACTCTTTTCTACAACGATTTGATGGAAAAGTTCACGAGCTTTATCTTCTTGCTCATTGATAATATATTCAATAAGTTGTTCATACTTGCTCATTTTTGTTCCTTATAAAGCAATACGCCAATATATTAGCGTAATATTATTTACATAATATGCTAATTTATTGGGTTTTATGCGTATTTTTTGAAGGATTTGAGCAAAATACTTATAATGCAGGTGCTGCTGCAGGTATTTTGTACTGATCTGCTACTTTTTCCAATTTGCGCTCATGTTCGACTTTTCTTGCGTCGTTCATAATTCGCAGTCGATTTAACTTGTCCAAAGTCAATCTAATTTCATGACGCTTACGAGTGTCGTGCAGATTCAAAACAGTATTGTCTTCTTTGTTTGTTCTATAAGCATCTGGAGTTGGGCTTAGTAATTCGTTAAGGACCATAATATTATTTACCCAAAACTATCTTAAACTGTTGGTGCTGCGGGTGCCACTGTTGCACCCGCTGGAGCAGACCCGCCCAATGGACTTGCAGTGCTTGCAACTTGTCCCACAGCTTCTGCCCCTGGTTCTGCAGGCGCTGGTGTTTCCAGTCCTTGGGCCATGCCTTCTAATCCACCTGGGCTTATACCAATACTGCGTAGACCTGCAGGTTCGCTAGGAGCTTTGTCTACATCGCCTTGTTCTTCACTCCACATGCGTTCATTGTCACTCATTTCTTCTTCAGACAGTCCCAAGAATCTACTCATTAGGAATCTCTTAGAAAGATATGGATATTGCTCTAACTGTGTAAAACTGGTAATTCTAGCAGAATCAACTTCAGCTTGACGATAGCTGGCAAAGTTTTGGGGTTCATTTAACTGTAGTTCAAACAAGTTGCCGTCAATGTTAATACCGCGCCAACGCATGAATAATTTGAATTCTTGATCCAATTTTTCAATAATAAGCTTTTGCAGTCTAATACAGTATTGATTAAAACGCCATTCTTGAATCAGTGCTGTGCCCACACGACCATCTGTGAAAGTGTTGCTGTTACTGGTTCCGTCGTCTAAACCAGTGGGCAAATAACTGGCTGGTATACGCAGGCCGCGAAATAATTTATTGGTAAAAAAGTGTAGGTCAGTGATTTCGCCTAGATTTTGACCACCTTGCAATATACTAACATCAGATCCGCGACCGTCAGCAGTCTGCGGGAAGAAGTAGTCTTCATTGGTGCTTAATGGATTGTAAGTAGCGTCCATCATGTTTTGGCCACCGCCTGTTTGTGTGGGAATTCTACGCTGATGAACTTCATTTTTTACACGCTCCACAAAAGCCATGGCCATGTGACTGGGCATGTTACCCACATCAATCTTAAAAACTCTACGCTCAGGTGCTCGTTGTACACGATAGATAATGATACTGTCTTCTAACAGTTCTTTTTGTTTGAATACTTTAAACACATTTTCCAGCACACTGTTACCAAAAGGCCAACTGAAATCCAAACCTTCAGTTAAACTTAAATGCACCACATGTTCAGCGTTAACTGCTGTTTCATTTTGAGCGTTGGTAAATCTAGAACCGCTGCCATAGGGATTTTGAGGTTGCACATAAGCGCCGCTGGGTCCGCCTACTTGCGGATGATTGACCTGCACATCACTGGTGTTGATACTGGTTGCACTGAGATTTTCTAAATTAGGAGCAATTTCTTTGACTACATACTGTTCAGGTTTTTTACCTTCAGCTTCATTGACAATAACCTTGACAACTTTGGACATTTCTACCCAAAACAATTTGAAAGTCTCAGGATCACGAATAAAAACTTGATCTCCGTACTTAATAGTATTACGGAAGATTTTAAACATTCTTTTGTTTAATTCATTCAAACTTACCCACTGTGTCAGCTGCT